TTCTCTTTAAATCTTAAAATATACTTTATGATATTTCCTTCTACAAATCCAATATTATTTTTAATGATAAATTCTACTGGTTGGATTTTATATTTCTTGTAATGGCTTCCACCAACTTGTTTTTTAAATGACTTCATAGATAGTTCTTCCGTTTCCTTTATATGCTCTTAAATACATTTTACGATTATTAGCTTTATTGTAAGAGATATGAACCCAACCACTATTAATTTCTTCTGGTTTCCAAAATTCTAAAATAACTTGATCGTATGGTAAATGATTAACCACCCAGTCAGCAAGTTCTTTATTAGGCACTCCTAAGACTTCGCAATCAACTGCCATACCAAGTGCGTGTTGTGATGTAGCAGAAGAACCTATGGCTTTGCATAAAGCAGGAGATCTATAACCTGAAGTTATTTTTATATCGCCAAATTGATTTATAATAGGATTAATTATTTCGTGAATTAATGTTTGTAGATTAATTAGAATTTGATCTGTTGGAGTATTATCTATTCCAAGTCTTGTAGCAGTTTCAGAAAATAGTAACTCCTTCAGGTTTACTTCTCTCATATATAAATATTGTTATCCCAATCTCCGTTTCGCTTCAAGTACATTGGTGTTAAAGAAGGCATACCATTAGTTATTAAACCACAAGACAGAATTGGTTTCTTTAAATTAAGTCTCATATAATTCATAGCAAGTGCATCTTTGTTAATTAAGCAACCAACAGTCATTCCAAAGTTTAAATGAAAATCGTTACCATGAAATCTTACTTCGCTAATTGTATGATAATGTCCCTGAACAACTGATAGAGCATATTGAGCAACAGCTTTAGAAACATCAGGAGAGAATTGATGTCCAAATAATATTCTTCCTTTGCCTGTATCTATAAAATGCTTTTCTTTCCAGTTCCAACCATTACCAACTTCTAATATTTGATTATAAGACTTAATAAAAGATTTAGTCATTCCTTTTGCCATAGCACGTCTTAAAACCATAGAACCATGATTTGATTCTAACAAAGTCATTTGTGGGAATAGTTTATGAAGTCTATGTATTTCTTTTTTGCCAAGTTCTAATTCATCTTTAGGAGATGGAAGATCAGGGTCTATTGTGTGGCTTACATTGATAGAATGGAAATCCATTTCATCACCAATGTTTACAACTGTATCTGGTTTATATTTAGCTTTTAATTTAGTAAGGAATCCATGCCAGTCTTTATGAGCAAATGGAAAGTGTAAATCTGATATGACTAATATTCTCTTATTTTTCATATACCTTTCCTGTTAGTTGTATTTGCCGATTTAAGCAATAGTTACTTAGCTAAGAAAATAGTAACTAAAGCTAATGATAAAGCACCTAGTCCACAAAGGATAGACCAGAATAAAGTTTCTAGTTTCTTTTCTAATTTATATACTGATGTAGCTAGTATTCTAATTTCTCTTTTTACTCCAGTCAGATGACCCTTGAAAGCTATTATCTGTTCGTTGTGAGTTCTTGCCATTGTCGTTTAAGCATTTGCAAGACTTTAGCAAGACACACCCACCAATCCAAAGTTTGTAAATGCAATTAATATTATGCAGTGTGTTTATCAAACTATTGTGTTTTAATAAAGTTATTTGTTAAAAGTCTTTTGTATATCCGAATACCAGTCTTTGTAAAACTTCTGAACATCTTTTAAATATGTTTCGTAGTTTTGTTTTAATTCTTCGTATGTCGGTAGTTTAAATGTAAACATTTTTTCTCCTATTTAGTTTTAGGATATATATGTTGCGTTGCAACAAAAATCAAGACTACTTGATGTTTAAATGTATTTTAATTGATTCTATGAAGTCGTTAATTGCTAACTCGTACTTCCAACCTAGAAACACTCCAATTATTAAACCTATTATTAATGTAATCATTTAACCTTATTAAAGTATTCTATACATTCTGCAATAGTTTGTTGTCTAATATATTCATCTCTTATTTCTTGTGATGTGGGTTGTGGTAATGGCGAATCCCATCTATCTATAATAAACTCACCAGCAGATGTTAAATCATAACTAGCATTAGGTGCTAAAGATTTCATTACTGTATTAATACCCCAAGCAAAACCATTTTCATTAGTGTATGCCTTTATAGTTTCTTCAATAGATAATTTTCTAACTGCCATAATTATTTTTCTATATTTATATTAACATTTACCCTTATTTTTTCATCTGTTTGGGCAACAGAACAATGTTCTAATAGACCATTAAACACAATTAATTGATTTTCTTTTGAATATATTTTTTCACCAGACTTAAACATTGTGTAGCCATTATTTGTATTAACAGAATATAATAAAACAATGTGTGGAATTTCAAAATCCAAATGAAAAGCATTTGGTATTTGTTTTTCTTTTTTTGTATATAAATTACATTTTGCTCTAATTAATTTTTTAAAACCATATTTACCTATTATAGGAAACACAATATCAGAAAAAAATGAACTTTGTTGTTGGTTATTTAAATAAAAAGTATGATTAAAATAAAAATCTAAATTATCTTTTTTAGAAGCTACTGCTGATTGATAATAGTATGGAAAGTCTGGACTAAATAATATTTGTTTTATTTTTAAAAATAAAACATTATCTAAAAAATTATCTATTGTACTTATCATAAAAGAATTTTATAATATAAGTTCAGTTAAGTTCTTATTATTACCAACTATTCCTTTTATAAACACATTAAAAGCTAAACTAATTCTTGTGTTATTTCCTTGTTTAGTTTCTACCATGTGAGTTAATGATGAGGGGAATAGTATTATATCTCCAGTCTTTACAGAAAACCACCAAGATCTAGAATTCCATAAATTCCATTCTTTAACTTCTAATTTAATTGTTTCATACTTATCATTAAAAAACTTAATCGTATCATGTTCTTCGTGGCAGTTAATATAGAACACTCCTGATACTAATGAGTTTGGGTGTTCGTGTTTATGATGATATTGATTTGTTTCAGTATAGTTTAACCAAGATTGAGTAATGTAAGGTGTAATGTTATTAGCTGGTGAAATAACTTTATCAAAATAATCTTGTACTCTTAAATCTAATTCTTTTTTAATATTAACAAAAGTTTTTTCATTAAGAATATAATTATTGTTTGTTGTTATATTTCCTTCATTTTTATAGAAATCATTTTTATTTTTATCTACGAATTTTAATTCTAATGGTGTTAATTCTCTATCTAATTTAGATATATAAATTGGTGTTGGAAATATTCCATTGATATTAGCTTCCACTTTCCTTCCTTTCGTTTTTTAAAATACTATACTTCTACTATATCCCAAGTCAATGCTGATTCATTCCAAGAATAATATTGTGGCATTACTAATTCGTCTGTTGGCATAGGAATTGGTGCTTCCCAATTACAAGTATCTTCATTTAATATCCAAGAATTAAAAGGTTTTTTAGGAATGAAAGCATCTCTATCTTCATCATAAGTATATCCTATTCCAGCATAATTTTTTCTTAAAGGTGTTCCGTTGTTATTATGAACTCCACCAACTGTATTGTAAGATGTTTGTTTCCATAATGGATAACCAGTTAATTTTGTTAAAAAATCAATTCCATTAACTTCTTGTTCAACTCCATTAGAATCATGCAAAACTTCATTATTAACTGAAAGAACTTCTATAACTTTGTTGTTTAATCCTATTTTTGCGAATGATGCCATTATGCTGTGTAACTCCCTGAACCATTAAATTGTAATATTGTATTACTACCAGATGTTGTAACTGTTGGAGAACCAGTTGATGTTGAAGAATAATTAGCAGTTGGGACACTTAATATAACAACTCCACTTCCACCATTACCTCCATTTACTGTTGGACTTCTTTCAGAACCTCCACCTCCTCCACCTGTGTTTGCAGTTCCTGCTACTCCTTGACTAAACGAACCTGCCCCTCCACCACCTAGACCACCAGATGATGGACCTGATTGATAAACAGAACCTCCTCCTCCACCTGCGTAATAAACAGACGAACCAGTTATTGAAGATTGTGTACCATTTCCACCAGTACCACCTGCTGAACTACTGCCATTTCCTCCGACTTGATTTGCCCCTCCTCCTCCACCTGAACCATAGACTGGTGCAGATGAAGAACCAGATCCACCATTATTTCCTTGACTTGGTGAAGTGCTTGGAGTGTTACCAGAACCAACAGTTCCACCACTACCAGTTCCTCCACCAGAACCACCATTACCAGCAGTAGTAACGTTATTACCATTACCACCAGCAAAACCACCACCTGCTGAAGTTATTGTGCTTAATCCTGAACCTGAAATTGAAGAATCAGAACCAGATGATCTCGTACTACTTGTAGCACCTGCACCACCATTTCCGACTGTTACTGTAATTACTGTTCCTTCTGTTACTGTTTGAGTAGATGTTCTATACCCTCCAGCACCTCCACCTGCACCTGAATAAAATCCATACCCACCACCTCCTCCACCAGCTACCACTAAAAAATCTATTGAATAAGTTACTGGAACATTTGTTAAAGAAGGTGATGTTCCTTCATTTACTCCTGAGTAAGCAATATAACCTTGTGTACTATCTATATAAACTAATCTTGTAGCTTCTCTATTTGTTGTTAAAGAAACATCATTTGTAGAAGCATTTATTTTTGGTGTTGATGTAATAGTAAGATTATTTGTTGCAAATGTTCCTGCGTAATCTACGATAACAATTTCATCACCAGCACTTGGTGAAGAAGGTAATGTTACTGTAAATGCAGAAGAAGTGGTGTTACAAAAATATCCTTTGTTTGCTGTTGCTGTAAATCCTGATGTTTTAACAGTTGTGTCCCAATCAACAGTTCCATCAGCAGTTAATGTTGTAAATGATAATACTCCTGAACCATTTGTAATTAATGCTTGTCCATTAGTTCCATCACTTGCAGGTAAAGTAAAAGTTAAATCAGCACTAACACTAGCTGGTGCTTTTAATGCTACATAGTTAGTTCCATTAGCTGTTGTTTCTCTAAAACGAATTTCTTTTTGATTATCTATAATTAAATTTACTGTTGTTGTATTTGCTGAATCTGAAAGTGTTAAAACTGTTCCTGTTGCAGTTGTTGATAGTCCAGTAATTGATACTGTTGAATCTAACCAATTTACTGTGTTAGCAGAATGGTCAATAGTTGCTAAAGAAATATCATCAGCACCATCATAATATTTTAATGTAGGTGTAGTTGGAGAAGTTGTATCTAACCAAAGCTGACCAGCTACTGCACCAGTTGGTCTTGATGTTCCTGAATTTGTTGTTTGAATTGCCGATAGTGCATTATTAATATCTGTTCTTACTGCTGGGAATGTAGCATTAGAAATAATATAATCGTGTTGTGCCATAATCTATCTAGTAACCTTTAGCTATATAATCAAAAGTTTTTGATATTCCAGTACCAGAACTATTTTTAAAAGCTACATCAAATCCTGTTGTAGATTTAGACGTTAATAAGAAATAGTCTCCAGTAGCCATTCCTTGTGCTGTAATACCAACTGCATAATTAGCAGAATAGAATGGTAAAGTAAAGGTAACTGAGTATGTTCCAGTACCTGAAGTAATATCATTACCACTAAATATTCTATCTGGCATATCAACTGTAACTGATAATGCTGTTACAACTGGAGTAGAAACTCCATCTAAAGAAGTTAATCTTAATCTAAATTTATAATATCTAGCTGTGTAATCTCCAATAACAAAGTTTCTAAACGAAGTATAAGTTATATTATCATCAGAAGTTGCAATTTCTAAATGTGCATTAGTAAATGTTGGTGCATCTCCATCAAATGAACCAGTTGCATCATCAAATAAAGTAAATCCTCTACCACTATCAAATAAATCAGTTATGTTTTCTGCATATTGAGTTATTGATGCTGTAACCCTTGATGTAAATACTGCACCTAAATTTATTGGTGCTGAAAATAAATAAACACCTTCACTTGCTAAAGATGTAATTCTTATCTCTCCACCAGATAAAGTTAAATTAGTTTTAGTTCCTGCGAATGTAGGAGATTCTGTTTGTGTAGTAATTGCATTAAAATTACCAATACTTAATAAGTTTGTAGCTATAATAGATTCATTAACAGATAAGTTACCAGCTTTATCCACTGCCTTGATTAAATAAGAACCAACTCTTGCTGGAACTGTAACTGAAGTAGCTGGTCTTGCAACTTTCTCAACTAAAGAAACTGAGTTAATCCAAGAAGCACCACTTGTTTGTGTTGAATATCTTATTTGATAATAAGCTAAATCTAAATCTGGTATTTGTTGCCAAGATAAATGTGCATCTTGTCCAACAATGTTACAAGCAAAATCCTCAACATCACTTGGCAAAGCAGTTCCACCAATAATAGTTCTAGTTGCAGAAGTATAGCTAGATTGTACTCCTAATGTGTTAAATGCTTTTACTCTTACGTTATAAATTAATCCATCTATCACGTTTAGTATTCTATGATTTAATCCTTTGACTTGACCAGATACTTGGTAAGTAGAATCTGTGCTTAATTTATATTCTACTTGATAGTAGTCCACGAAGTTATCTAGTGATGCACCGATTGTTACATCAAGAGCAGTAATAACAACTCCGTCTGAATATTGAATAAGTTGGTCGCTAAGAGTAACTGAAACTGGTGCAGATACAGAAAAAGGATTAGGAAGTATTGTATCAGCTATTGTAGGTGCTTCGCCTTTTTCTTCCCAAGTATAAAAGTTATCTTGATGTTCTTCTAAGCCAAGAGTTACTGTTGAATCTGAATTAATAGCTAAAGACATTACTCTAAAAGGTTTAGCACTAAAACCTGCTGTATCGTATGTAGCTGTTACTATATCTCCAATAGATAAATTAAGTGCTTCTGAAGTTACTGTTACTTCTGCTTTTAAATTGTTTCTTGATCTTTTTAATATGTTCTCGCAAATTTCTTCAGCTTGATATGGAGAAGTTACTTGTAACATATCAAAACTTCTCTCTAATAAAGTATTGTTATCATCACTTAACATTGTTGCGTGTTGATCTTCTACTGGTAATGCAGAATCATCAAATGGTGGAAAAGAAACTGTATCTGATTGATAATCTTTTTCTGGGTTAGTAAATGTTCCTATAACTCGGTTATACTTTTCAGATTTACTTTCACCTTGTAATTTAACTTCGCTTACAACATTATCTTTAGTTAATAGTAATTGTGAACTTCCTGAACCTTCAATAATGATTTTGTATTTACCTTGTGTGTAATTAAAGATTGCTCTCATAGGTACTAAGAGTTCTCTTACATTTTCTAATACTTTTTTTTCACTATCTATAACTGCATTTGTTTCAAATAAGTTTATATCGCTTGTAGCACCTGAATAAGGTGTAACTTGTGTGTCGCAGGTATTTGCAGAAGTCTTAAATGTATCGTAATTAGTTTCAAAGGCATCATTGGGTAATCCTTTTCCATATCTAGTATTTCTTAAATAATCTAAAAGAACTAATGATGAATTTGCAGAATAAGCCCAAGTAGAAGCTGTGTCTTGTCTATGTGAACCAGAACCACCTTTAGTAGAATCTAATCTAGGGTCATAAATCTTTTTACCTCTTACAGTTACTCTAACTTCTGGCAATCCATTAAAAGCATCTTGATTCCATTTAAACCTTAAAGCAACATAAGCAAGACCAGATAGTTTATGATCTGATGTCCAGTTAGTTGTTTCATCAAGTAAAGAAGAAGCTGATTGATTGTCTAATCCAAAAAATCCTTGAATAGATATTAAAGATTCTCCACCTTTATAATAATTAGCATCTCCACTAGAAACTCCTCTTATTGTTCCATCTGTTAATGAACCATCAAATGTAACAAGTTTATCATCAACGTAAACTTCATCTATTGCAGTTATTCCTGCACCACCACCTTCGCATAATACTCCAGCTACATAAAGATATTGATTATCAGCACCAGAACTTTCAACAAATACTCTAGTTAATCCTACTTGTCTTTTTCCATA